AAGATGGTGATCTCATTGCTTTGGCTGGGAAGTATATTAATTTTGAACTCTTGATGGATTATGTTTATGATCTGGAAGAAGATTTTGAATTTAAAGAATCAGGATTTGACCGTTGGGGATCCCCAACGATATTAAATCGATTGGAAGAAAAGTGGGATATTATTCCGATGGGTCAAGGGATGCAGACCATGACACCGATCATCAATGATTTTGAATGTTTACTTATTGATGAACGAATAATTATTGCAGACAATGCTTGTTTTCGGACAATGGCAAAAAATTGTGTAGCAGTTTTTGACGATGCGATGAATGTAAAATATTCTAAGAAAAAAAGTCGATTTAAAATTGATGGAATCATTGGAATGCTCATGGGTTTATGTTTGGCCATTGATGCGAACAGTATTAATCACTATGACATGATTGGAGCCTTAGATAAATTAGAAAGGGGGTGAAAGCATTAAACGCTATATTGTTGCAGAAATTTTTATTATATTAGCAATGCTTGTTTTTATTGGAACGACATTTTTTATTAACATCTATGCAGGGTTTTATCTGTTGGGTGTTTTTTTATTGCTGTATGGTTTTAGTATTATCAGGAATAAGAAAGGGGGTGATCGGATGTGATCAGTCGATTATTTGAAAAAAGAGAAACAGTGATTGAAGAATCAAGTTATTCAAATACAGAGTTGGCGATGTTAAAAGCATTTGGTATTGATGCAGCGGCTTATGTCAGTGAGGAAGCATTAAAAGAGGCCACGTATTTTACCTGTATTAAAATCATGAGTGAATCCATTGCAAAAATACCCTGTTATCTTGTTCAAGAAACAGACAAAGGAAATGTACGATTAAAAAATGATAATCTTTTTGAAAAATTGGCCCTTCGACCAAATCCATATATGACAGCGATTGATTTTTGGAAAGCGTTAGAGATTAATCGTCATCATAATGGCAATGGGTGTGCATTTATTGAAAAAGACAAAAGAGGGAACATTATTAACCTATGGCCAATTGTTTTAAAGCGTTTAATTGTAGACGATGCTGGTATTATGTCCTCCAAGCTAAAAAACAGGCTTATGGTCGAATATACGCAAATTGGGAACAATCAATTGAATTATTGCAAATATGAGGATATATTGCATTTAAAATCATTCTCAAGTAATGGAATTAACAGTAAAGCCAACAGAGAGATGATTCAAAGCACGATTGATACTGGAATTAAAAGTCAAAAGTATCTCAATGATCTTTATAATAATGGATTGACAAATAAAGCGGTGGTTCAACTAACCTCAGACATGAAAGAGGAAAAAGCACTTGCGAAAATTCAAGCTAAGTTTGACAAGTTGTACTCAAATAATGGACGTATTTTTACGGTGCCAGCAGGTTATAACGTTAGCACCTTAAATTTATCATTGGCAGATGCTCAGTTTGAACAGATCAGGCGGATGTCAATTAGTCAAATTGCTTCAAGCTTTGGGATTAAGATGTTTCAGCTTAATGATTTAAAAGATACCAATAATAATAGTTTAGAACAGCAGCAGTTATCTTTTTTAGTGGATACACTGCTTATTTTATTTGAATCCATTGAACAGGAATTGGACTGGAAATTATTAAGCCCTGAACAACGACAAAAAGGAATGAAATGTCGATTCAATACGAGTGTGATGTTAAGGCCAACGGCACAGGTACAAGCAGAAATCCTTACGAAATATGTAACATCAGGAATATATACGCCAAATGAAGCCCGTCTCATGACTCAGATGATGGCGCTTGACGGAGCTGATGAATTAACCGTTAATTCAGGGGTCACGAAACTAAAAGATCTTGGAATAAAAAATGGAAAGGATGAAAAATAATGCCAAAGAAGAAAAAACAAGGTGTTGAAAAAGAAATCAGAAATATCAGTGGCGTTGAAATACGGGCTCGAACCCAGGAAGGTGATAAAAAAACCATTGGCGGCTATGCGCTTCGCTATAATTCACCAACAAAGATTACGGATTGGTGGGGGGATGAATTTTTAGAAGAATTTGCTCAGGGATCCTTTGATGAATCAATCCAGGAACGCACAATTAAAGCATT